GAACCCGTAATATCATATATTTATTGAATGTCTTTTGTTCAGATTCAGACAACGAATCATAATAGTCAGGCGATTGAACTTGACGAATATGTTTAACATGATCAAACAACCCTTTACTCTTGATTGTGGTTTCTACGTTGGTGGACTTGCCTTTTCGTTTCATTACCATACATTCTAACACGACGCTTGAGTTCTTCAAGATCTTTTATCATTTTACTACGTTCACTAGAAAGCAATTCAAATGCTTCAGTTATCGCTGTAAATAGTTTGTCTGATTCTGTCTTCGTTTCTTCCGATTTTTCTTTAAGATTGTTGATTTGTTTACGAAGACCAGTATAAAAGAAAAATGTGGCTGCCGTTGAAAGCAGCCACATTACAACAATCAATGTTGTTGTTACTGTCATCGATTAGGCCTTGTAACCAGCGGCGAGAACGTCACGAAGAGCCTTGATCTGGCGACCATTGAGGTCTAGACGGGTATCACCAGCACGGACGGTCAAACGGGCAGCCTTCTTGGCGCCAGAGAACGGAGTGGAGAGGTAAAGCTCAACACCAGTGGAGTTGTGGCCGACGAAGTTAGTCTTGTTACGAGTATTCTTACGAGTATACATATTTATTTTCCTTTATTTTTTGTTTTTGTTTTTGTTTCGTTAGTAGTTATCTAACTTGAGATTATCTTAACACGAAGTTTCAAAGTGTCAACAACTTTGCCTTTTTTTATTTTTGTAGCTTATCTTGAAAATATTCAATCGCATAGTCCTTTGCTTTGAACTCAAATTCTAGATCAATATCTTCGCCAACAAATTCGCTGGGAAACATTGTAGGATAGTCCGCATGCGCACGAGGATTGCGATTTTTTGTATCATTATCGCTATAGTGAAACAGCGGCCGAAACTTACCCCATGTATTCTTAGCAATACTCAGTGCTTCTTTAGAAGTCAACTTGCCAGGATTACAGCGGTAGTGTAAATTATCATAAGTAATAGGAATGCCAGTATTTTGATAGATGTGTTCATATAATTCTTCAGTTTTCCAACTATTGGGTTTGTCTTCATTTTCTAATACGAGACGCTTTGTAACACCCTCTGGAAGTTGTTTAAAAACCTCTATAAACCGTTTTGCCGTATCTTTGATATCTCCCTTGTAACAATTCATATGAATGTTTATAGGCGCCTCGTAGGAACGGGGAAGACCCAATCTATCCATGATGTCCGCATGATAGGTTAGTTCCACAATAGATTTTTGAGCTACTGTGGGATTTGCACTAGCTGGAACCACAAATTGATCTGGGTGTGTGCTGCAACGAATATTACTATTTTTAATCAAAATAGAACATTCTTGAAATAATTTATCGATTTTATCTTTGTCTGGAAGACATTCAAACGACAAATCTGCTTCTGGTAGGGTTTTTAGAGGAAATAAATCGCTACTTACACGATAATTCCAACCTTTATCTATACAATATTTGATGGTTTGACGGGTTACGTCTACGTTGTTCATTACTCTTTTACTAAGAATTGATAATGAATCAACACGTTCCAATGCAATAAACCGTGATTTGGTCATCGTATTGGCTTTTACACCACGTTCTTGAAGTTTGAGGGATATGCAACAAAGACTTTTTCTCATGGTATGTAGATTACCACAAGAATTTTAGAAAGTCAATTAAAAGCTACCAGATGGACTAAATGAAGACGTAACACAACAATCAATACCCAATATTGGACAAAAATAGCCTACTAGTTTCCATGATGATGGACCGGATGCAGTTTTAACCCAAGATGCTCTTTGATTAACACCTTGGGTCAAAGCATATTGAGTTTTTTTAGTTAACTCTGGATATTGATCTGATAATGAAATAAAATCCGAATCTGAATTTGATCTATAATAAATTAAATTGTCTGTTTTAGTTAATAAATCACCAGTTTCACCTGTAAAAATGCCGTCAGGAGAATTATCTTTTTCCTTAGAAGTTCGTGCGTTTTTAGCAAATTGCACCAAGCTAGATACAAATTTTTGATATCTATCAGCAAAAGTATAATTTACGTTCGGATCGTTACTTTTTCCCATGTCTTTACTATAATAAATAGTAAAAACCTCATCTTCCTACCTCAGCAAAGTAAAGTTTTTTAGCTTCATCGTAAGGCATTCCAATCATTTTGTTGTAATACAACACATCTGGCTTAAGTCGATGTTCGGATTTGAGTGTTTTGTATCGTGATATAGCCTTTTGTTTCCACCAATCTATGATATAGTTTTCAGTATAAATTGAATTTGGTTTCAACATATCTTCAAGAATTTCTCCTTTTAAGAATTCTCTACTATTATGATATGGACAAGCATAATACGTGCCTCTTTCAAAACCATGAACATAATCAGACGACTTGATATTACATTGTGAAAATATCATACTGAGAACTCTATTTTTAGCACCAGTAACAGGCCCTGATACACCTTCACGTTGCGTCATCGCCTTTTGATATTTTTCTGCTTTATTCTCTTTAATCCAGTCATGCCAGATCTTGTAAATACCATCATCTGGTTTAATAGTCATTTTACCAGCGCTAGTTCCACACTTATGCCACCATTTAAGACTATTATACATGCTATAACTACCATACAAACTGGTAGTTGTAATACCTGCTAAGGTTTGACCATACAATTGTTTCCACAAATTTCTAATAGTTTCACCGGTGACCAATCCCGCTACCAACTTACCCCCCAAGAAATTATATCCAAATGGTTGGGTAGACATAATACAGCTACCAATCGCACTATTGTTTAGTTTCTTGGCTTTAAGTTTTGCATCTGGAGTCCAACCAATATAATTATCTCTATCAGTAATAGTAATAACATCACTAGACATACTAATTACTCCAAGATATCTAGGATTATCTACATTGCCGTCACTAATTAATAGTTTGATAAATCTACCAGGTGTTTGGTCATATGCCATAGTATGGACAAATGTCCGCAACATTACCCAATCATTATCTAATATAGAGTCATTTACATACACCACTGTGGGTTTGAGATTTTCAATTTCTTTGATTGTCTTTTTCTCATCGTTTAGATCTTCTGGAAGCCAAATCTTATTTTTAGCAATTGCAGCTCTGTCTCTATAATTCTGTAGTTCCTGCACCTCAATCCACTTTTTGTAGAAAGTTTGTTCTTCTACTGACATTGCTTTGAGGTGGTTAAGATTATCAATAAGTTTTTTCTTATTTCCCTCGTAGTCAAACTCGGCAATATCAAAGTATTCAGACAATGTGTTCATATTTATAACTAGAGTATACCATGAAGTTCAAAAAAATCAATCCAAAAGAATCTACTTTTTTTGTATTTGAAACTAGTCAAAGATCATTTAGTGTATTTGACAGTCAATTAGATGATCCAATTTATTATGGAAGTTGGAATATGTGTGAGGGTATTGTTAAAAATATTAAAAAACACATGAAAAATGCTTCCATATATTATTATTCAAAAGAAAAAAGCGGAGAGTTAAAACTCAGTCCGCTTTGGTCTCACAATATTTGAATTACGTTTAAGCAGTAATCTTACTTGAAGTTACCATGGTAGATTCAGTATTGACCGTTTCAACCTTAGTAGGAATAACATTCAAAACGTTAACAGTCAATCCATCCTTCAATACAACACCCTTACTCTTGGCATCAGCAATATGTTCTTGATTAATTGGATTACATGCGAGAACAACACGGGGACGACCCTTGCCATTGTGAAGATATCCAATCTCTGATACCATATTATCAGTAATTGCCTTCTTGATACGAACCCTCAGTGTAATATTGACAAACTCGGGATTCTTCTCATTAAGTTCCTCAATTGTAAAAATATTGGTAGGCCAATTAACAGTGAGGTTTGTCTTGTTCTTTCTATCAGTCTTTTTCATTTTTTATCCTTTCTTGTTTTATGTTTGTTTAGGTAACTATACCCATGTTTAAATTATATCACACGCTTCTTATATGTCAATACTTTCCAACATCTTTTTATTCATAGTCTTAACAATATCATTAACATTATCAACGTTAACAAAATTGCTGTCTTCGCCATACATGATCTTGAAGAAGTTGGACAATCCCTCATTTTTATATTCAGAGATGAAATAAGAAATGATCTTATAATTCGCCATTTTGATTTTGTTTACCTGCTTCTTGGTATGACGTGCAGCATCTTCGCCACTGTAACTTACAATGTAATCCGCGTTATCACCACTATAATGATAACAAGGTTCTCCATCAGAGATGTTAATAAAGTAATTCTCAGACTCAGCGTCAGCCTTTGGAATTTCCCTTAAAATTGCCTCAAATGCCAATCCTTCAGGAGTCAAACCCTCTGGATGAATATAGGCAAACAAATTTTTGATCTTACAAATCTTATCCTTCTTGGAATCATATGCAACGACCACATAAGGAAGTTTTTCCATGGTAGCACGAAAACTAATAGTAACACGAATATTTTCAAGCATACTAGCTGCCTTGGCAATCGCCGTGCATAGCTTCATAGTCTTGTGCCACTTAGCTCCCCTCATACTAGAACTAGCATCAACGCTAATGTGGAAATTCATACTCTTATACTTGCTGGTCATCGTTGTATAAAAAATATTTTCTGCATCAAATCCTAACTCATGAATGATTCGCTTGTCTAGCTTACCAGTCTCACGACGACTAAACTTCTCAGTATTGATTTCATTCCGAAATTGAAGTCTGCGGCCAAGTTTGATTCCCATCGTAATACCAGCATCAACAGTCTTTTGAAGATCCACAACATTGGGAATAGAACTAATGTCCTTATATCCATAAAAAGATCGTGAAGGACCAAGGGGAAATTCCTCAGAAGTAGCAAGTTCTCTAGTAAGATTCTTGACCAAAATACACTCAATAGCGCCAACGTTGTTTTGACTGACGAGATATTCGTTACCAACGTCAACCAAATCAATCTGGCTCTTTTCAAGCACGGTCAAGATCTGGTTCTCCTTCTTGGAAACCTTCTTCTTCTTTAGATTGTGATCAACAAAATCTTTCTGTTTGGCAAATGCCTTCTGAATCTTTGTCTTCTTGGTGCTAGAGATTTTAGGATCTTCACCAATATCGTTGGTCTTTTCATCCTTCCCGGACGTATCAACAGACGTAGTATCTCCACCAAGAATGTCATCAATAGACTTTTCTCCATCCTTACTATCACTTTGTTTGTCGTCTTGGTTACTATCAGACTTATCATTAGGTGAAGAAGGCTGGCCAGGTCCATTCTGAGTCTTCATCTTGAAGTCAGTTTCAACCTCAGTAATGTTTTTGAACATAATCAGAGCAATGTCCAAAGCACATTCAAGACGAGACTTTGCAGTAGACAGACGACTGATGTTGGAAAGATTCAGAGTCTTGGCAATATCATACAAACCAGGCAAAGCATCCAAATCAGTGTGCTTGTTGGTAATATTGATAATACGATACATGTATGATTCAATACTCAAAGTGCGATACAAATTACTCTTGAGACCATCATCAATTACAGCAGCATTGAAATACTTGTCATAAAGAGACTGATAGTATCCACGATAGCCAGGAGCATTGTTGTAGATGGTATAATCAATATAACGATCCTCGACAATGTTAAACAATGTCTTACACACCTCGGCAACTTGTTCCTTGGACAGTCCAACCTTGGAAGAATACTCATAGATATCTCTAGGAATCTTCTGCCAAAGTGTCTTATACAAGTCAAAATCAGAGTAACAGATGTGGCTGCCTTCATGTAGTGCCAATCCGACAGCCACATCAAAGTTACCCTTTTCATTGATATCAGCACCAATATAAACAGTCTTACCATCAGTCATGCTTATATTTTGATCATTAAACATGACTGGCACGTTGATACCAGTGAGAATATTAACATAATTACCCACAGCTCTGCGAGCAGCAGACAGACGAATCAGATGGGCAGTTCGTTGAGTCTGAGCATTTGAAATATCAACATCGTTGGATTCATCGGAAAAATCCCAATCAATATCATATTCATCCAACCAGAAATCACTGTGGTAATTTGACATATTATTATCTAATTAATTTTTGTATTAAAACGGAGGTTGATTGGCTTCCTTGACAGGATCGTTGAACAAGTTGGTATTGGTCTCAGTCTTAACATACTTCTGAACAAGCTGTTTCATGTAGGTTCGTTCACTATCAACGCCACCATCCTCACTGAAATTAGGATAAATGGTAGTCTCGGCAATTTCAAGCAAATTAAATCCATCAACAATAAGTTCAGCAATTTCCACCGTAGAACGAGTAGGAATAAAATTAGTGATCTTACTATCCTCCAACTTGACCTGCTTGCGAGTATGATCAGCAATATCACAAACAGCATTCAATAAATCCAAATGATTTGTATCAGTAATGTTAAACCGTTCCTTCAACAGATTGACTTCGCTATTCTTGTCCAAAGGACTCATTTCAATCTTGACAGGAAAACGTGAAAGAAGAGCACGATCCATAACACGGGTAGCGGTGTATTCATTACCAATATTAGCGGTAGCAATGAACGTAACACCGTCGGCAACCTTTACCACTTCGTTGTCTTCCTTTTCATCAAGTCGAAGATAACGTTGAAGATCGTCCAAAACGGTCATAAGAATATTGACACCATCGTGATGACTACGAGAAATTTCGTCAAGAAGAATGATGGCGTTGGGAGTGCGAATAGCCTTGACAAAACTAGATTCCTTGAAGAAGGTTCCAGTAGACTTGTCAAAATGCGTATTTCCAATAAGAGATGCACGGGCATCTTGAGTAGCACCAAGATTAAAGTAAAAGAACTTGTTTTCCTTACCAATAACCTTTGCCACAGTCTGAGCAGCAAGAGTCTTGCCACAACCAGTGGGTCCAAGCAAAAGGATGTTCTTGCCACGAAGAGCGGAACGAACCATATACTTCCACTTAACATTATCCATGATCAAGCTTGATGGACGAAGTTCGTTGCACTTTTCAAGATATCCTTTCATATCAAAATTCTTGGACACTGTAAGATTCATTTGATTTTCTTTCTTTTTCATATTTGAAGTTGACTATATCATCTTAACACACACTTTTTGTAAGTCAACATCAAAATAAAAAAACCGCTGAATTTCTTCAGCGGTTGATTAAATTAATTATTTTTTAATATTATCTACGACCACGGTGACGATGATGACCTCCACCTTGAGATCCGCCTACCCAAATTGTGCCTGTTACTGGAGAACGATAACAATCTTGACGATAATAGTTTACAACTGGAATAGTGCAAACTGGTTGAACTACCACAGATGGTGTATATACAACTTGTTGAACGACAACAGATTGCGACACAACTACTGGTTGGGAGACTACTACCGGAGCACATACAATTGATGGTGCATATGCTTGTCCAATTCCAATAGAAACACCCCAACTAAACCCACCTGCGTGTGCTGTTGATGCCAAAATTAAAGCAGCGGCGACACCAACAATTGTTTTTTTCATATATTTCCTTTTTTATTATTGTTAATTGCTAACAAAAATTAGACGTATGATTAGAAACAATATTCATTAATGAGGTGGTGGTGTTCCACTACCATTATTAAAAAACTTTTCTATCAAAAATGTCAACAATAACGATCCTAAAGTAGCACCCGCAGTAGCAATTCCAGTTAAATACCATTTAAAATACTCTAAAGCAATTACTTTATTATTTACTTCAGTAATACTTTTAGTCATGTGTGTTTCTAACTCCGTTATTCTTTTATATAAATTTGATTCGGAATTAGATACTTTATTTATAACTCTTTCATTGTTTTTTTCGACGGTATCTTTTACATCATCCAACGACGTTTTAACTTCTTGTAACTCGGTTTTGAGTCCAGAAAACACTGCGTCATAACTGTTGGGATTAAATTCTCCGTCACTCATAACAATTTATATTACTTTTTACGTGCCTTACCACCTTTAGTATATTTAACTACTAATTTTGATAATCCTTTTGGTAATTTTGGTGGTTCGTATGATGGTTTTTTTGGTTTGTGATCTGATTGTTTTTCAAACTTATCTGCTGGACGCATAGGTTCGGTTGGATCATCCTTTGCGTCATTCATTGGTTTGGCTTTTATACTCTTAACTACTTTATTATCTTTTTCTGGATCAACTAAATTTTGTTCTTCTGCTGCTTTGTCTGCTTTCTTACCACCTTCTTTATCTTTACTATTATCTACTGTTCTTTCGTAAGCATTGTCTACATAATTTAATTCTTTTGATCCAAGCCATTCTTTTACATATTTCTTAACATCTTCAAATGGAACAAACATTACCTTTTGACGTTCAACACCATCTTTGAAATACTGTAAATCAAATATATCATGAACTATAGGACGAATACTGATATGATGTGGTTCACATTGACATACATTGTAGTTGCCAGCATCATCAAAAGTAATAGGCTTTTTGATTTCTTTTGACAAAGATTCCATCATATCGGCCCATGTTCTGTCTACAGCGGTGGTTTTTTCTTCAATAACTTCTCTTACTATCTTTTTGACCGCTTTTTTGAGTTGTTCTCTATAATTCATACAATAATATGTTCATCATATAAATATGTTTGATATTAAAAAAATGATAATATTATTTATAGTTTGAATCCATCAAAAGCATTCTCAGAAATAGTATTATCTACACCCTTTACATAACTACTCAACTCGGTTTCTTGAGGAGCCACTTGAAGCTTCTTGCTATCATAATAACTGTCCAACCATCCAGCCAGAGGATTGCTCTTAGCGTTTGGATACAACTTCTTATATCCAATACTTTGTAGTCGATTGTTACACAACCATTCAATATAGGTATTTAAACTATCATTGGTCAATCCTACGAGGTTACCCTTACTAAATAGATAGTTAGCCCAATCCTTTTCAGCCTCTACAGCAATCTTATATGCTTCGTATACCTTATCTTCAGACTTCTTAATAATATCTTGGAAACCTTCATCCTTATTCTCGGTCAAATAACGAAGAATATTTTGGGTAATAGCAACGTGTAGGTTTTCATCGCGACTGATAAACTTAATAATCTTGGCATTACCCTCCATCTTTCCACGATAACCAAAGTAGAAGCTACAAGCGAATGACACATAGAACACCAAACCTTCAGTGATCTGTGTTGCGAGAATAGCATCAAAGATCTGTTGACGAATATCATCCTTATCAGTTGCCAATAGAGCATCATACTTTTCACTAATAGCCTTGGCTCTCTTGACAATTTCTTTATCTTCAAGAATACTATCAAAAAACTTGGTAGCATCTGGATACACATTGTTCAAAATATAGGTGTAACTGTTGCTGTGGATGGTTTCAAAGAAACTCCAAGTGTTCATACAAATCTCTAGTTCTGGATTTGTTACATATTTCATCATCTGGTGAATACTACGACTTAACATACTGTCGGTCATAGTTTGAAACTTGAGATTACTATCAAATACAAATCGTTCTTCGTCAGACAAATTCTTATAGTCTGCAATGTCTTTGACCAAACTAACTTCCTGCGGTCTCCAAAAGAAATTCAACTGTTGATCATATAGATCGTAGAATTTAGGATACTTTTGTTTGTCATATCGTTGCAACGACAAATCATCTCCTAAAAAGATAGGATTTTTAGTTACGTCAATGTTGGATTTATTCAATACGGTTTTCATATGTAGTTTTCCTATTATAGGGCACATGCTCCACTAGCACAACCACTTTCTTGTTCAATAGTTGGTTCTTGTTTTGTTACTTCAGACTTCTTTTCTTCCATTGCGGTTTGTTTATCACCATCATCAGTATTGGCATAATACAAATTCTTAATACCATACTTGTAAGCCAACAACATATCTTTAATTACTTCTTGAACTGGCACCTTGTTACTAGGATATCTTGAAGGAACATAATATGTGTTTGTGGAAATGCTCATATCAGTAAACTTCTGAATAGCAGCAGCAATCTTTAAATAGCCATCATTGTCAGGCATATCAAAAGCAAAGGTATAGTTTTCTTTAAACTTATCAATACCAGGCACAACTACAGGCAAGATGTTACTCTTACTGCCTTTAAAACTGATAGCACTACGAGGAGGTTCAATACCATTAGTAGAACTCTGAATAACACTACTTGATTCGACAGGCATACATGCGGTCAATGTTGAATGACGCATTCCATGTTTCTTGATTTCTTCACGTAGACCTTCCCAATCCATGTGTAGTTTCTCTGTAATAAATTCATCAACATCTTTCTTATAAGTGTCAATAGGAAGAATGCCCAAATTAAACTTGGTCTTGTCAAACTTCTCACACTTACCAAGTTCTTTTGCCATTTGAACACTGGCTTCAATCAAGTAATAACTTTGTTTTTCCATCATCTTGGCAACAGCATTAGGTGCTTTTTTGTCCCAATACTTATATCCTTCACGGGCAAGATAAGCAGCCAAGTTACTTACACCAACACCAAGACTACGACGCTTCTTAGCAAAGTTTTCAGCAGCAGGCACAAAATAATTCTGATGTTCAATTAGAGCGTCCAACATTCTAACAATAACGTCACAAACACTCTTCATTTCATCGTCATCCTTGATCTCCAACCAGTTGACGGCGGCCAAAATACAAACACCAATTTCACCATTTGGATCATTGACATCAGTAATAGGAATCAATGGATGATTAACTTCCAAACATAGATTACTAGTATCAACTTGTTCAGTCCAACTACCATGATCGTTCGCGTGATCAACAAACATAGTATAAATACGACCAGTCTCAAGACGTTCCTTCGCCAACAAACCAATTAGTTCACGAGCAGGAATCTTCTTCTTGAATTTAATATTTTTATTAGCCTCAGCCTTTTCATACAACTCTTTGAAGTTTGAAAAACCAAAGCTATTCCACAAACTAGGACATTCATGATAACTAAACAATGTAACATCCTTGTTCTGTAGGAAACGTTCAAAGATCAACTTATCTAATCCAATACAATAATCAAGTTTACGAACACGATTGTCATCAGTTCCTGCATTGTTCTTCAACACCATGATATCCATAATGTCATAATGAAACCAAGCAAAATTAACGGTTGCACTGCCACCACGAATACCATTCTGGTGACAACACTTCACAGTGGACTCAAATGTCTTGGCAAAAGGAATAGGTCCAGTATGAATAACTTCACCATTACGAATTGGAGCATTGGTGGCACGCAAACGAGAAAGGTTCAAACCAATACCATAACGACTTGCAGTGGCAAAACCTACCGCACTGTTGTTGCTGAAGATACTCTTGAGAGTGTCATCAACGGTGAATAGAGAACATGAAGCATAACTCTTCATTGGAGTTCTAACACCGGCCATAATTGGGGTTGGAAGATTAATTTTATGTTTGCTAAAATAGTTGTAAGCCTTCTTAACATAATCAAGTCTGTGATCTTTGTAGTCCTTGAAAAATGTCATGGCAATCAACATATAAGCAAACTGTGGAGTCTCATAAATCTTCTTGGTAGATCTATTTTGGACCAAGTATTTATCACACAATTGTTTAATTCCAGCGTAAGTGAAATTAAAATCACGGTCATGTTTCAGATATTCATCCAACTTATCAAACTCTTGCTTTGAATACCAATTTAAGATTTCATCATCATAAACCATGTGGTCAATGTTCGCCTTAACAAGGTCATACAACTTGGGAGGATTCTTTCCGCCCCAAACTTCTTTTCTCAAATGATAATTCAACAATCGTGAAGCAACATATTGATAGTTAGGTTTTTCCTCACTAATCAAATTGGCAGCTGCTTCAATCAACATGGCATGAATATCTTTTGAAGACATTCCATCAAAGAAACTGAGATGTGCATTCATCGCAACTTCTTCAAAACCAACACCTTTTATATCTTCGGTAGACCATTGCAAAACTTTATTGATTTTGTCTGCATTGAATTTTTCTACCTTTCCACTACGCTTCTTAATAAAAATCTCTTTATTCATAAATTTGTTACAATGGTGATAAATAACTATGACTTAAAAATGCCTTCGTGAACGATCTGACAAATAATTTTTTAAACTTTTTTTGACAGGTTTTTCACGATGACATACTATGAATTATTCTTCATCCTCATCAGTGTTGTGTGCATTCCATTTGTTCTTCAAAATCTTCTTGACTTGGTTTTCACCATCCATCATTTCATTTTGAAGAGCCATACCTTCACGACTATTTTCAGCATAAATCTCAATTTGACCACATCCTGCATTCATTTTGCTTGGGAATGTCAAACCATCTGGACCGAAACGATTTTTGATAATGTGAAAACGTGCAGTGTGGTTGACTTTATCGGTAACTTTACGACTTAGACTCATTACAAAGTCGGCAGTCATGATCTTACGATAACTATCTGCGATATTGTTTGCCTGAATAATATCCTCATCCATAGCTGCTCTATTTGACTGTGAAGCACTCCAAATAGGCACTTGAAGTTCGCCTGCAATACTTCGAAGTTCTTCATAAATACCACCAGCTTCTTGATAACTGTTACTATTGCGATCACTGTGAATTGGTCGAAGAATATCAGCATAATCAACAATAATCATATCAATTTTGGTTCCAAGTGTATGAATACGTTCACAATGTGCCTTCAAACTATGAGCTGATACCGTCTTGATTGGGAAATACTTGATCTTTAACTTACCAGGCACTTCGTTGATCTTTTGTTTAACAACATCAACATTGTTACGAATATTCTGGAAGTCGATACCAGTGAAACAACTGTCATATCGAAGACCAACATAATTCTCGTTCAACTCAAGAGTAAAATGTAAAACATTCTTACCTTGTTTCATTGCTTCCGCACCCAACTTAGACAATACCCAACTCTTACCACTACCTGCACATGCAGTAATAATACCAAGTTCGCCAGGTCCAAGACCACCATCCATAAGTGCATCAATTACTTCCCAATTGGTCTTGATTGAATTTCTTGCCATCACAGTCATACGTTTCTCAACGTCTTCTTCATATGAATGACCAAGATTACGTTCCATACCAGCCTTAAGAGCTTCATCAACCTTGCTCTTGATCTTTTCATACTCACCAGTCACCAACAAATCAACTGCTTCATTGATGGCATTCTTCAACTTTTGATTCTTACAGAATTCCAAGAACTGTTCCTTGATATAAGTCAAGTCACCATCATTCATCTTTTGATATACCACCTTGAGATTGTTGACGATACTTGCCTTTAAAGCTTCATTGGTCACAGACTCAAGTTGAACCTTGAATACATTTAGAGTAGGCAAATCACGATATTCATTAAAATAACTGATACTCTGTTTTACAATCCAACGATGTGCTTCATTTTCAAAGAATTCTGGTTCAACAATATCTGTCAAACGTTCGATGAATGGTCTATCAGATACAAGACCAGAGATGCACTTGATTTGAAATTCACTTCCAAACTTCTTTAGGTTATCAATAATAATTTTCTCGCTCATTGGTTAATTCTTTCGATGTGACTATGCTACACTACATGCGTAGCTTCATCAATTTTTTATAAACTGTTTGTTTTGTTACAGAACGAAACTGTTGACTTTACCCCAAGTTTCGTTTAACCATACCATGTAGTTGGGTAGGTTGTTCCACATTTTATCCTCGTTGATTAATCTACTAAATGCTAGTTTATTAATTTGAGGAATTGGTTTTTGAATAATTTCTTCTATACGAAGTTGCGTGAAAGATTGAATCTGCGTATTTTTCAATTGCATCAATTCAAAATTTCTCTCCATTGTCAACTTTTCATTCAATACCTTTTCGTATAGTTTGTATTTACCTTTGTTGTTTTCTGAAAAGTTATAAATTTCTTGCAGTGAAGCCTGACGTTCATCGGTAAGAAATGGAAAACACTTGATGATTGTTTTTAATCCAGCGCCATTGATGCCTGGAATGTTATCACTTTCATCACCTTCCATTGTTCTATAGAATATGAAATTATTACAAGTGATTCCATATTCATCAACAATTTCTTTACATCCAAATATTTTCTTCTTGGTAGGACTCCAAATCTTAATTTTGTCACTGGCAAGTTGTAGGAAGTCCTTATCAGACGACATAATTGTGACATTACTGTCTTTGAAAGTTTGTTCAGCCAAATAAGCAATAGTATCATCTGCCTCAATATTATCAATTGCCATCACAGTAATTGGTAATACATCAAGATAATTGATTAATCTCAACAACTCCATCTTGAGATTCTTTTGTTCAATATCACTATCAGACATTTCTTCGTAGGTTCTGTTGAACTTGATACGAGTCTTACGTCCCTTCTTATATTCTGGATAAATCTTACGTCGTTTTTGACTACCACCATTACCATCAAATACAACAATAACTCTGGTAGGATTTAATAATTTAATGGCATACCCAACACTCTTCAAGAATCCAGCAATGCCACCAGTGTGCATACCATCATCATTCATAGATGGCACAGCCATAAATGAACGGATAAAAGTATTCAAACCGTCTACAATAAGGATGTCAGAGTTGGTGGTTTTTTGAAGACCACCAACTCCAACTTCATCCTTTATGTTCTCAAATAAAGAGAACAACTTCTTTTTTTCGTTGGAAGTAAATCCACTCATGATTATTCTTCAGCGCCAGCGTCTTCTTCGTCAGTAGCCACTTGAGCATCTTCAACAATCTTGCTATTAGGATCCTTATACTTCATTACAACTGCGTCACAAATCTTCAAGTAAATTTCTTCCTTGAGTTTTGAATCACTCTGCAATGTAGCAATAAAGTCCTTAGATTGGAACTTCCAGTCGGTGCCATCAACCTTTTGATAAGTATAATAAGCACCCGCTTGTTTTACTAGACCATTGTCCTTAAGGACTTTGATCCAACTACTATAGTCTGCAATTCCGCTATCGAAGTAGATATCGAAATTTGCAGTGCGTTGTGGTGGACCCATTCTGTTCTTAACAACCACTGCCTTACACTCATTACCGATGATTTCCTCACCTTTCTTGAGCTTGCCAGCATTATTAAGACGAACACGAACACTACAATGATAAGCTAGAGCCTTACCACCACTGACTACATACTTGTCTCCAAATGCCATAGCATTTAGATTCTGACGTAGCTGATTGGTGAAGATTGTGAGAACCTTCTGTTTACCAATCATGTTGGTGATCTTTCTCATAGCCTTACTGATAATGATACTCTTACCAGTTGCATAACCATCCTTACCATGTTCACTCTCAAGTTCTGCCTTGGTTGAAGCAGCTGCTACAGAATCAACGATAATAGTAAGAATACGATCCTTATTGCTCTTACGAACAATAGCGATCATTTTTTCTATCTGTTCGAAAATATCTTCAACGGTTTCACATTGAACATACAACATCTTCTTGAGATCTACACCCAAACTTGTCCAGAACTCAGGCGACCCAGCATTTTCCGTATCAATAAGAACTGCCATTCCGCCTTTCTTTTGAGTTTCCGCAACAACATGTGCCGAAATAAGACTCTTACCAGTTCCTTCCAATCCATTGAACTCAACCATTCTGCCAACTGGCAAACCACCGTGTGGTCTATTGCTAATCGCGAGATCTAGGATAGAAGACCCTGTGCTAATCCAATCTGTGATATCAGTTGGATTGTCTTTTTCATCCAGAGTATATGCAATCTTTCCTCCATCCTTGTTAGCCTTATTAAGCTCGGTTTGGAGTAAATCGATTAGATCATCTCTGTCTGAATTTTGTGCGTTTGATTTCTTTGCCATAACGTGTATAACTAGAAAACCGGTGGCGTATAAAAACCGCCACCGGCTTAATTTAATTTTTTAGGAGTTGAACAAATCGTCAAACGCCTTTTCGACATCATTCTTTGGAGCAGCTGCCTTCTTGGCTGTTGGAGAAACAACAGTCTTAGTTGGGGCAACAGGCTTTGATGGTGCCGGAGCTGATGTCGGAGCTGGTGCCGCTTTCTTAACTTCGGCAACAATCTTTGCATCAAAAGGTGCATCATCCGTCACAGCGGTTTCCTCTTCGGAAACAACTGGAGTTTCAACTTCACCTTCCGTCTCTGGATTCAACCACTTATCCATCACATCCTTGAGTTCATCGTAAGACAACTCTGGGAATAGATCAAGAATATTGGTCTGATTCTTAAGAGACTCAATCAACTGAGCATTCTTAGGGTCAACTGCTGGTGTGACACTTGGCTTCACACGAACAGTGGTTTCAGGAAAACTCTTTCCAGATTCTTCAGCTGTCTTGAATTCAACAGTAATATCACGACCATTGGCGAGGTCAGTAATATCACCATATTCTGCGTCCAAACAAACTGAGACGAGTTCTTGATAAACAGTCTTACCGAAACCCCAGAACTTCACACCTTCATTCTCTTCACCACGAACGATGACTGGAGCGAATGTGCGCATCTTGGGTTCCATCTTACGACCCATCTGCCAATCTTCCTTGGAACCAGTCTTCTTCAAACGATTAGCAAATTCCACGATAGGATCTGGACGACCAAAACTATCTGGTGAAAGATAAGTCTTGCCGTTGATATTATAATGGAACTTGAGTTCGATGAAAGGGTTCTCAGGATTGAACTTGTAGGGAACAATACGAACGACTTGTTTTCCAGGCTTGGGTTTCCAAAGAAGATCGTTTTTCTTGTTATTGGAACCTTGGTTTGAAAGGGAGTTCAAACGACTCTTTAGCTGCGATATATTTAACGCCATAATTAGTTTAATTAGTTAATTAGTTTAATTGGTTAATTAGTTAAATGTCTTAATTCACTTAAATTAAGATTCTTAACGAATCACCATGACGACACTCTACACCATGTATAGAAGACCGTCAAGGTATAAATACATATCACCACGAAAGTATAGAAAACAGTTTTAGTTGGACAATTTTAACGCCTGGATCAGATATAAGAATAATACAATTTTTATATAAATCCCAGTTAAGTTGAAATGTTTTATCAAACACACCTTCATTTTCATCTACAATCAAACGATTCATAGCATTAAGTGTATAAAGCGTATTGGTTTGTTTTTTCCTATGAACACTAATTGTATTGGGGTATTTAACTTTAGAATTAGGATCTTTGACTACATTAAAAGTCAAATATATTTCTCTTAAATTTTTCTCATTAGTAAACACAAATATTTTGTTGTCAATTAGATCGTAGGTATTTTTAATTTCTTCTACGACTGACAAATACTTTGTGCTATCAGAAAATGTGCAAAGTAATTGTTTTTGTATCATGTCGATGTTGGTTCTACTGGCATAACATCTGGCGTAGATTGTGTTGGCATTTCCCAAGTCCAAGCTCCATCTGCTTCTCCTTGTATACCCAACATTTCAGTAAATTTCATCCATCCTTCTTGTATAATTGATTTCATGTATCTTCCAAGCTTTAGTATATCTTCATAGATACTTTGTAACCCTGCTTTTACTGATTCCCACGCCTTGGTAAAAAATTCTTTTGCTTTTCCAGTCAAAGATTGAATGTCCTTCCATACATCACCAAAGTAATTTGAAATGTATGTTCCTGCAGACTTGATTGTGTCCATCAATCCTTCATCAAGTTGAATTTCTTCTAATTTGATATCACCACGAATAGAAATTCCACGAACGCCTCCACGATTTGAAAATCTAAACTTGATGTTATTGTCATTATCTTTTATAAACTTGGTGACGGTATAGATGTGATAATTACCAGAACAATCCCAAGTCATCATATGATCGGCAATACAATCTGCTCTAAAATTTGCTTTTCCTTGTGCAAATCGACGTTTTCCAGTTGCCAACTCTTCAATCAACATATAGCGACGTTCTGGATTAACGAAAACACTGTTCAATGTTTCTAGTGTCTTGGTCATATCAATTGGTATTTGACCTTTTTTAACGAAACTCTTGTTTTGTTTAATAATATTTTCTACATTTTGAATATCATCTTTGATGTCTTCCACTGAAGCGCCACGTATTACTGCTGTCAATGACTTATGAAGTTGTTCTTTGACAGAATCTTGAAGTCCAACATAAAACTTCTTCTCAATACCATTCAATATAAATGATGATACTTGTTCCATTAATACTTTATCTTCACCAGAATCTTCTAATATTGCTGATACCACAGAGTTTACTTCAGCATTTTGAGCACTACAAATTTGAGCACCAGTGGCTTTCAAACTGGCTCTCATTCTTTTCTTTCCACCAAAAATCAAATCGGTCTTGGATGTGCTATTCAATTGTGTAAATAACGGATTTGTAATTGGACATGTTTTGTCACCCAACGCGTCACATGTTTTGATACCATCAATTTTACTCAATTTAGCAGCAATTAAAGCAGCAGTCTTATCGCCGGATGGTCTGTTATTTAATTCATCTGCAATGTAAAACTCCATCTTTTGAGCATTACATGATGACTTTTCAGAAATGATTACTGGACCTGCAGACTCTTTGTATACTTGTTCACCAATTAATTTTCCGTCTAACTTATACCAATTGAATCCATTTTTTACAAACCCACATTTGATTGCTTCTTCAATTGTATATTCATCTTTATCACATTCATTACATCCACAATCTTCACATTCGTCTACTTGTTGATTAATTAGTGGAGCGTCATTTAAGATAGCATTTACAGCAACGGCATCTTGTGACTTTTCTTTTGATGTTCTATCGTCTTTTTTGTCATCACCGGTGATCTTTTTATCTAGTTCTTGATCAAGAGATACTGTGTCAGATTTGTCTGAGTCTTGTTTTTCTTCCTCAGAATCGGTCTTTTCAATATCAGCGGTTGAGAGTCCGCCTGCATCAGTAGGCGAGAATAATGTTCCAACGTTCTTTTTAGGATTTTCTGCAAAATGTGTTCCTTTATCAACTGCTCTATCACGATATTCTTTACTAGGAAATGTAACTAAAATACCGTCTTTATTGTATGCTTGACGTTCTGGGAATTTGCCCGCCTCAAACAATTTAGCCGTATTGTTTACAATTGTTTCTAAACTAAACCCCGCTTTTTCTAGATATTCTTGTAAAACAAATACGTGTTCAGGCACTTCTAGCCTCAACACGCCATCTTTTATACGACTGTCACAACAAACATCGTTTATAATTGAGTTGAATTTCATCAATTATAAATATGTTTAAATTGTCACTAATTCCATTTCATTGTAATTATTTCCTTCGTAGACCTTGACTTTGAACCGTTTATTTCTAATAATATCTACAACATCCTTGATTTCCTCGGGTTTGACATTTTCACCAACGTCAAACAAAATACTGTCATAAATATACAAAATAGGAATTATGTCTTTTCCTCTAACATATTTGTTCACGTTACCCAAACTGTTAAGTCCATATTCAGTCTCAGTTGCTTGAATTATATAAGCAAATAACTTATTTTTGTTAGGATCGATGATATGATGACTACTAATCTTTCTTTTGTAAATTGGAGTCTTTACATATCCTTTAGTAGTAAACTCCTCCCAATATTTGTTCTTGAGTTCATCCACTTTTTGAAAGTATGGAATATGTAAATGTTTGTCACCTATCTGACCATACAAATTGACCATCGTCTGTTTTTTAGACTTACCCAATGTTTCTGCATCAACAGTGTTAATATTATAATACTGTTTTGCCAAATGTTCATAAATAGTCTCATTCTCTGGAACTTGGTATTGTATGAGTTGTGCCACCAGATATGGATGAAACCCAGTAAAGTCTACCATCAACAATTTACCAGTTGCAAATCGTGATGTAAAACTTGTTCTACAACCATCTTCTTTGTTTAGAGCAACATAATTGACCGAATCAAACTTGTTGCTTGGTCTACCAGTCGGATTGTAAATATAATACTCACTATATACAGTATCATCGCTACCATTATGTTCACCACTCACAACTTTTGCATTGGAAAAGTATGATTGAAACACTGGTTTGTTTACATGAAGACCATTGCGTTCCACCTCAAACAATGTGTCAGTCACAATATTATTAAAAAACTTGAAACAATATGATTCTACATTTTCGTCTTCATAACCGTCTACAACGTCTACCTCCGCATCAAATTCATTTTGGTGAACAACATACGGAATCACAATGTTGATATGATTCATGTTGTGATGAACCATTTGTAGTTGAGTTGTATAAGAATGAACTGGCATTTCAACCACATTACCATCCTTGAGAAAACTAAACAAATTTACATCATACAAATCCACATTTGGAATATGATACTTGTATCGTTTCTTATTGTTAACATAAACCTTCTTATTGACCAACAGTTTCTTGAACTCTCGTAGTGAAGAATTTACAACAACATCTGGATGATTAAAGTTATAGTAGTGTGACTGTTTTGTATCAAATTCATACACAAACGCTGCAATCACCTTGTCTTGAGATGGATGTAGGTGATTGTCTCGAAATACAAACTTGAGATAAATTTTTTGATACTGTGTCACAGCTTGTAGTATATACCACAAGTTCAGTATGTCCAACTTATTTTAATAACCTTGCCAAAATTGAAGGGGGTTATTCAACACCGTTTCTATTCCAGGCAATACAGACTTTGCTTTGTTGATTTGTATAAGATTATATTCTTGAACACCTGCTTCCATCAACATTTTACCTTGATATAAATTATTTTTTCTGCCACTTATTTGCCAATCAACTTTTGTTTTGAGAAAAAACTTAATATTAATAGCATTATAATCTCTAGCACATGTTTCTATAATTTGACGTTGATTAATTCGTCCAACAAAATATCTAGTAATAAACCCATATTGATAATCATTCTTGGATGGTGTAGGTAAATAGGTGCTTGGATATGTCATTTCGTAATCTGACAATCCTAATTTAGCCACCAATTCTGGATCTGCGTCTTGAATCATACCAATATATATTTGTAATCTTGATCAGGAGCACATCTCAACATTGCCGTAACTACAGTTTCCCACTTACCGGCGTTTAATTGATGGTCAACTTCATTAATCATAAATATAACGTTGCCTGGAACATATGGTTTTGGTAAGTTTGCTATAGCAATGTGTTGAAACATTCTAAATCCAAATATACCGTCAAATGTCAAAGTTAATGTAAAGTTGTCTGCTGGTCCTGAGTATTTGCCCGAGTTATTGATTGTGTCTCCATCATCCAACATCTCTCTTAATTTACCTTTTAGTGTGCTTGGTAAATTCAAATATACCCATCCTAATTTTATATCTCCACTCGTTGTGTTTTCTACGAGTGCTTTTTGTTGCGCACCTTTTCTTATGCTCGAAAACCATTTATCGGTCGATTCCACAAAAGCATATGGATCTTGGCCTGGTTTTAGTGCGATCATTCGCATCACCAGTATTTCATCAGATTGTTTACCTTGTGTTTGTAGTTGTCGTATTTCCTCGTTTTTGTCAACTATTGGTCCATGTGGCACACCATTATTTTGAGGTTCATTTGGATTTTCTTGTGTTCTTTTTTCTTCTTCTGCTATTTCTTTATCAATATCTTTTAATTTTTGTTCAATCTGTTTTTGTAACTCAAGATCATCAAATCGATCCGCATAAACTAAAGATGGTAATCCGGTTTTAATTTGCGTAATTCTATCTTTCTTTTGTTTGGCACTGATGTCCATGTTTTTTGAAACCTCGGTGATCTTTGACATTACATTTGCTGCATTTTGACCACTACCATACAATACTTGATTGACTTGTTCATTAGTCATGTTGACATTAAAGTCAATTTTTTTAATAACATTGGAAGTTGATCCGATATCAAATTTGTAAATTGCAGCTTGTCTTGGAATTTTTAAATTTTTATCAATTATAGATAAACCACCATTGTCACTTTTAACTGTTTGCAAGTTCCAAAAATTATCAACCGATTCATTTATTATACTTAAAATTTTATTAACAATTTGTTCCAACGTTTTCAATTCATTGTCTTTTCCAATTTCAATCAACTTAGACTTACTAATGTAAAGATGTTTTAAGTATCCATAATAATATGGTTGATATTTGTTCTGTGAGTTTGCGAATGGAAACGCGGCAGATGATTTATTAGGATTATTAATATTATAATATAACCAATTTATTACAATATCTAAATTATCACGCACGGATCCTAACGTTTTGAACGTATTTCTTGCTTTTAAAGCAGCTTTCCAAATAGTTGAATCCGGTGTGTTTGGATCAATACATTCTGGATCAAGTTTACTGTTTGCTTTATTTTTTTCAGCTAATTGTCCAGCCTGTATTTCTTTGTCAAATTTTTTCCAATAAAATTGATCTATAAATAAATTTTGAGAAGCATCAATCGTTTCTAGATATCCATCAGATACTTTTTTGTTACCTGCGACATCTCTAACTGATGGAGTTCTGCCAATACTAATTTTTGGAGCTATTGGATTTGGAATTAAAACATGTTTATCACACGAAATCAAATTAGGATGTGCTGTGATGATGATGTCTGAGATGTCTATTTTGTTATTTTTTGTTGATTTTTCAGAACAAAACAAATTGATCAATTCAAAAACAAAGTCCAATTGATACCACACTTCATCATTTGATCCGTCTTCATAATCAAAGTCGGTTGATTTGTCAGCAAAAGACACAATACTGCGACCTTGAAATGGTCCCTCTGATAATGATCCATATGAAATCGTAGGCGAATCTGCTGGTTTTGGCGGTGTTGGAATTGGATTGCCACGTTGACCTGCCGCTGCTGCAGCTGCTGCTCTTGAACCCGGAGGCGATGGGTTTGTAGATAGTTGATTGCCACGTTGACCTGCAGCTGCTGCAGCTGCTGCTCTTGAACCCGGAGGCGATGGATTTCCAGGTGTGGGATTTCTACGACCGCCTCTACTTGCTGCTTCAGCACGACTTATAGTTTTTTTAGCAGCAGCTTTTGGTATTTTAGAACCTTTATATACACTTTGATAACGACCCATGAATATTCTATTCTCTGGGTTGCCATTATAAAATAATTTTGAATTTATTGATGGTTGTGAATTGGATGACTGTGGTGTTGTTGATGGTGTTGGTTGTGATGGTGAACTACCTAACGCAGACAATTTACTCAAAAAAACTTCAGTGGTTGATTGTGTCTTTTTCGCTTCCTTTGCATCCTTACTAATTTTTTCACTAATTTTTTTAGCATTTTTAAGTATATAATTTAAAAAATTATCTCTTTCTTCAACTACTTCCTTTGTAAATTGAAGATAAGTAGAAAAAAATTCTTTTAAGTTTACATATTCGGTTGAGGAACCATCCTCTTTATCTGTTACCGTTGGATTGTCAGCACGAAAACCTGCATACATTGCTTGACGTGATATTAATTCCGTTGTGCAGTTATAAACAAATCCATCATCTGTTGAGAAGTTGTATTTTGATATAATACCAGTTACCAATCCATAATTACCAAAAGACTTGTAATATCTTTCCAACGCTTGTTCGGGTCTAACAATTAATTTATAACAATCTAGTTTATCTGACAGAGTAAGCAATGAGTCAATATTGAATAAGTTCCAACCAAATTCTAAAAATACATTAATTTTTGGACTTAACCAAAAAGGCATCATATATTCAAGTTGTGCCAAACTATAACATTTCCAGTTTATAGTAGCATTTGACATCATGTCTTTATTGGTTTTAACGTTGACTGATATTATGCCTGGAGGAGGTAGTATAGATGGAACTACAGAATTTTGAGGGAACTTTTGACCCGAAGGACAGTGTGGTCCAGAATCATAGTATGTATTTGTTCTATATTTCGTGTCTATGTAATGTGGTTTACCTGTGGCTTCATATCCAATGATTGCTTTATCTTCAACTAATGTATTTCCTTCTCGTTTGTATCCATAGGCTTCGCCAAACCCAGCACCTCCTTGTAACAAAAATCCATCATACTTTGGAAGTTGGTCGTTCTTAAACAAATACTTACTAACTGGAACCGTTGGACTTCCAATCTGACCCGTTCCATTAGAAAATGCTCTAACCCACGCAGTCATTGGTCCTCTGTATGTAGCATGGTCTGTTTGAAAATTAATAACAGTATTTACACCGGCATTTTGACCAATATTAGTATTATTACTACGTCTTCTTAACTCACGAACCAATTGCCACGGAATATTTTGCGCTTCCCACCATCTAACCTCTTCTACAATATCATTTGTTTGTGGTGAGGCCCATGTTGGCTGTTTGTTTGGATCGGTGTCTTGTGCCATATAACTTAATTAGCATTTTTTAATGACTGAATTATTATTGGTAAATTGCCTGGAATTCTTATTTGTTTTCCAAGCGGTATAGAAAGTTTTCCATTACCTAAATTATTTGCATTTGCAATAACCCACCAATATGATTCATTACCATAATATTTTTTAGCTAAACTGTCAAGGTAATCTTGTTCACCAGCAATAATATAAATGTCAGTGGTGTCTGGTTGAATAACAGGGTAATACGTAGTGTTATATACTCGTTGACCATCCCATCTTTTACTTATAGGTGTAAATTGATATCTCATAATTATGGATTGGTTGTTTGTTGTGTATTATTGTTTGCGGCTGCTAAATCATTATCATAACGAACATTAACTGAAAATGTGTTCAGTCCATTTAATACATCATCATAAGTATCAACTCTTGTAACTCCATCTCTTGCCAACTGTTGTTTATCCATTTGTAAATTATATTGAGCAGCTATTTGATTAGCAAATTCATCCACTGTGACATTTTTGACTGGAGCATCACCCCATATTGCTCTACCTGTCTTAGGAAGATCTTTTTCAAGAACATTCATTTCAATTTGAATATCAGCTTGTCTTGGAAATTGTGCTACTCTACCCAGTGAATTAGCTTTTCTTTGGTCAACCGAACTATTCAGTAAAATATTTTCTTCGTTCCAATTAATTGCTTTTTGTGGATTAGATCCATAGTATGGACCATAATACCAATTTTGATTATTTTTTGATGCTTCTTCTGGTATTGTTTCCCAACCAGCATCTTCTGGAATAGTTACGTTACAACTATTGATAACCACGTTATGATTCTTATAGAAATCACCTAACGTAAGTTGAACCATTGGAGCCACCATAAATCCACCAAACTGTTGTAGTGTATAATTGGATGGTCTTGTCAATCCAACTAAATAATTGATTCTGTTCCACATAGGCATCAACTCTTTGATACTATGTGCTACTACAGAGAAATTAAAGCTAACGCTACGAGTAAATCCTTTATAGTAATACAACTTGTCTGGTCGTCCTAAATATTCAATAGTTTCCCAAGTAGCATTATTATTATCATTAATGCTTTTTACTGTGGCATTGAATGGTATGTATTTCTTGTTTACAATATCATAGAAATAAAACTTGATGATATCTGGTCCATATGATCCAAACTCTTTTGTGTTAGCATATAAAGCATCAAATTGTGGTGGTCTTAATACTTCCAATGCATTTACATAATCAACGTTATTTGTTGGTCTGATATATCTATCATTTGGACCTTCACCAAGTCTTGTGGGAACTTCTTTGCCTGGTTGTGGATTGGCTCTAAACAATCCTTGATATGTTTTGTTGTCGATACCAGGTTGATTCTTCTTGGCAGGATCAACGGCTTTAACAAAATCCATACCAATTTCATTTGTGTTAAATTTTGCGAATTGAAGGGGTTTTAATCCTTTACCATTTACGTTATATTTTGTTTTATTAGGTCCACCAATATCTGTTAAAACCGAATCTAAATTGTTAATAATTTTTTTAACGTAAAGATTTTCTTCGTCAGCATACGTGTCTTTGAAATTTTTTGGTTGTTCAACTAATGCTTTATAGTTTAATAGTTGATCACTTTTTTCAATTTCAAGATTATTGTCAATTCCTCCACCAACTAAGTCTCCATATTTTAATGAATTGCCTTGTTCCGAATTTTTACTCTTTTCGGTTCCTATTGAATTGGATTTAAATGGTGTTCCTCCGTCATATACACCAACTTCATCAGTTGTTGAATAACTTATTGACGATTTACTTGATCTAGCCAAATTGATTGTAACTGTTGATCTTACAACATTTGGTTTGTTACTAGACTCACCATAAAAACGTTGAGGAACAGCTTGAGAATAACTTGCTCTTTTGCCAAATCCAATCGAATTCAACAATCCACTTAAAATACCTCCACCACCTACACCGGTTGATGATGGATTAAATAATTTGCCAGCGTTTAGATACAAATCATAGGTTTGTTCGTCTGCACGGTATTTTGATGCCCACGGTTGTTTTGGGGGAAGAATGCCACCTATAGCAGTATTGTTTTGTATAAATTTTCCAATACCAGATAATAGTCTGCCAAAAAATGATCCTCCGCCTTGATTTACTAATCTTGTGTATCTAGCAGCATTATATGCATTTGTAGCAGTTTGTCCTCTCAACAGGTCTTTAACGTCACCTCTAGCTATAGGAGCGACCACTTCATCAGCACGGTCTCCACCACCAACTAAACTGGTTAATGTGCTTAAACCAAGTCCGTTACTTGCTGTGCTAGCAACAGACGATCTTGGTGGTGGTGGTTGAGGAGGTGCGCTGCCAACCAAAGCACCAACTGTGGATACCACACTTCCAATGCCAAGTCCGTTTATAATACCTCCAAGAACATTACTGGTGTCAATATGACGAGTTGGTCTGTCGAGTAAACCAAATGACGCGGGTCTTAATGCAGCAATTAATGGTGAACCTGGATTATATACCTTTGTTTCGTCAAATGCTTGATATCCTTGAAGAATCAATTGTTTGACTATGAATTGTGTTCCATTACTAGATCCAAGATATTTTCTAATTAAATTTGCATCTGCGGCAGCTGCATTGACTATATTAGTAATTTTTCCAGATCGTTGACCTTGATTTGGATTTTTATAATCATATCTTTTCTTTAAAGCATCTGCCAGACCCACATCTTCTGGTTTATTAATACTATATAATTTTTCAGCATTTCCGTTATTTTCAAACAAAGCACGTATTTTGCCTGGGGATCTAATATTAATAAAATCAGGTGGAGGAAGTGTTAAACCAGCACCTTGAACATTTGATAACGTGGTGATTTGGTCTGATCCACCTGTAAATCCTTCTACGAATGTATTGCTATTTGCCATTGTATATAAATAGTATTATACTTAGAATGTTGCTTGTCCTAATGATCCTCTTGTATTAGAAGATTTAGCCAAAGCATAGTTAACCTTTTGACCATCAAGATTAACTGAGATACCACCATTAACCATAGTTTCAGTTAAGTTATCGACTCTATCAGCAATAAATCTTAAACCTTCTTCTAGTTTTGCCATACCAGCATCTTTTGTCTCGTTCATCTTGGCTAATACTTCAGCTCCTTTTACATCAATATTGAGTTCTGGTAGTTTAGTTCCAGACAGTTCTTTTAATGCACCAGCAGCAACTTTGATTCCAGCAGCTGCATTGCTCAATAATGACAACTGTGTTGTTATTCTGGTCAATTCTCTTGTGGGAAACAATATCATAGCAGCACCCAATATACCCAGTGAGTAACTTAGTGCTGTTATACCTGCTGCTCCAACAAGAAGTAATGGAGCAACAAGAGCAAGTTTTATAAGTGGAGCAGAAACACCAGCTATGACCTCTGGTAGTTGTTTGAATGCTGCCAACATGGTTTCAAATGCTTTGGTAAGAACTCCGGCTACAATAGTTGCCAACCCAGTAAATATCACTCCTAAAATTGCGAGTGATGGAGCTATCATTTGAATAGCTTTAGCAAATCCAATTGCTGCTAATGATACTATTCCTAGAGCAGCTGCAAATAATATTACCCCCACGTTTAAACCTGGTATCAACATTATTGCTCCTAGTGCTACCAGTGAAACACCAAGTATTACAAGTGCTTTGGTAAATGCCATTATTTGTTCACCGCTCACACTTCCCAACATACTAAATGCTTTGGCTAGACCCATCACCGACAATGTTAATATTCCTAAAACCAGTGCCATTTTTATAAGTTGAGCTGGACTTATTGAACCAAATGCGGAAGCCATGCCTTTGATTCCTCTTGCCATAGACTCCAGTCCTTTACCAACACCAGTTCCGGCAGATTCTGCAGCTTTTGCCAAGGCATCTCCAAGAAAATTAAGCACCGAGGATAATGTTCCTTTTAGTAGTTTAAACGTTCCAATTACTAAAAGAATGGCCGTAACGCCTACTGCTGCCCATTTACCAAGTGGATTTTCAATATTGGTTATTAACGATATAAATTTGAAGAAATAAACTTGAACACCCATGATCAAGTCATAAAGTGGTTTCATCAATTTACCAATATTATTCAAAGCTTCTTGTTTTGCTTGAGTTAATTTTTGAAGTTCTGCTTCAGCAGTTTTTTGTTCAAGTATTTTTTTGAGTTCTTCTTTACGTGCTTCAAGCCCACCCTTCTGTAATTTTTCAAGCTCCTTTTGAGCCTTTTTCATTTTTTCTGCTTCTTCTGGGAACATACGTTCAGCCTCAAGCATGTTCTTACGTTGAGTTTGAATCTTTTGTAGTTCACCAAAATCTTTACCAGTAGCTTCAGCAAGTGCTTTACGTTGGTTGTAATTCAATTTATCAAGATCACCAACACGTTCAACTTCTTTTTGTAATGCTTTTTCAGCACCAAGCAAATCACCAGCAAATGCCAATCTACGTGATTCATTAAAATTTATATTTTGACCAAGCAATGCGGAGGCTTTTAATTCTGCACCAATTGATGATTCAAAATTTAAAAGTGCTTCGGCTGACTTGGCCATACCGTCTAATGAAGTTCCGAGTTTTCTTGCTTCAGCTGCTTGTTTGATTAACTCAGCAGTATTGCCTTTAAAGATTGTTCTAACAGCACCACTTGCACTGGCAACATCTCTCATTACTGTGCCGATTGGAACACCGGCTGCTTCGGCTGCTTTAGAAGCAATTGCGGTCATTGCTTCTTGAGCCATAACAGACGTGCCGCCTACTTCAGCAAGTGTGGTTTGAAACTTGGTTGCTTCATCAACACTCAAACCAGTCAAACGACTAATGTTTGCTGATTCTTTACCAATTGCGGCAAGTTGTGGTCCAGTAAGAGCATATTCTTTACGAATAGCAGTAACGGCAGCAAGTATTTCTTGATTTGATGCTAAATTAGTTGATAATCCAGTATTGACTTTCTGAATTTCTTTATACTGATTATTGATTTCGTCTTTGGTTGTTCCTTGTGCTTTGGCAGTGTCGCTCAACAATTTGTCATATCCTTCGGCCAATGACATGATTGTTTGATATACTCCTAAAATTTTGTCGTAAAGTTCTCTATTTCGTTTTAATGCTGATGCTTCTTGTTCAGCAGCACGTGCAGCCATTCCAGCTTGACCAGCTTTTCTACCAATCAAAAGTCTTTGTGTTTCCAAATTGTCTGCGACCAATTGGTTTAGGCGAAGTTCTTCTGTAACAGTTAAACGGACACCCGCTGATCTTTTAGCTTCTAATTCGTTTCTTTCTTTTATATATGAATTTATTCTAAAAACATCACTAAGAGCTCTTTCTTGAACACTCTTCATTTCAAGAGCTTTGTTTTTTAATGCAGTTTCTTGAACTTGCATTTCCGCTAATTTTTTTGTAGTCAATGCAGCTGGATCAACCCAACCATTCATTTTTTTACCAAGATCTTCAGCTGATCTAGTAATAGAATTAAGGTTCTTCATGCCTTCTTCAAGTTCTTTAGCAAATTTTTTGCCAACTCCTTGAAGTGCTTGTTCCAAACTTCTGATGTCTTTATCGAACGACGATGCCATATTCTGTTATTATATTAATAAATATCTAGTTATCCAAAACTAGGTCTATCTATTTTACCAGAACGTGGTGGTGGTTTTGATGCTGATTTTGTTTGTTCAGCCTCTTTTTCCTTGGCATCTATGAGTTTTTTGTAATAAAAGTTTCTAAGATATACTGGTAGGTTGTATACCTCAGTCGGAAAGAATCCTCCATTACCATAATAACAGAGGTCAAATATAACTTGTTGGATGTAAACCTTATACTCTGGAGTCAGGCCAAAAAAATTGGACAGTCATTGGCACTGCTGCCCTTTCTTCGGCACCGCACTCTTTGCAACTAAAGTCAAATGATGAATCAATATCGGGAGTAAATTCTCTTACATATTGACGTAGAGCTAAACTGTCTCTACTTTGCATATTGTCAACAAATGACTTGATCTTGACTGGATCGGCATCACCATTGACTTCTACAATCATTTTCTTTAGACGTGATGTAATTTCAGCAGAAGCAGTCTTGTTTAATTTTGTCAAAGCGGTTGCGTCACGTTCAATAGACTTTTCGTCTTCGTCTGTCAACAATTTGAACTTTATATTAACCTTTGAATAGGGTAAAGTATAATCAAACAAATTTACGCCTGGTTCAAATTTTGTTTCGTCCAATTCCTTTTCTTTGAGCTCACTCAGATTTACATTTACTTTGTTAACAGATTGACATTTAGGGCATGGAACATCAACTGGACCATAATTGTCACCATAAGCTATACGACGAACTGCAAAGATTACAGCATTTTTATCGCCAATAAGAAAGTCGGTTGTTTTGATGTTTTTATCAACAATAAGAGACTCAAGAAGTTTATCAATTGCCAATCCTTTCTTGAGAAGATTTGGGCTGGTAAGAATATCTTCTTCTTTAGCAGTCATCATCTTTATTTCAACTGTTCCTTTTGATAATGGATGATTTGCTGGATAAAACAATCCTTTACTCGGAAGATCTATAACTTCAGTAGGAAACGTATTTTGTGGTTTGTTGACCGCTGTTCTTTGTAAAACAATTTCTTCGCTCATAAATTATAACAATACATAGACCAATATCTGACTTTTTAAATATTTTATTTTGGCTTTATTTTATTTTGAGCATCTTGAGCCGCTTTAGTCAAAATTGTAGCTCTGGTATTAATTTTAGCAATAGCATCTTTAAATTTTGATTCTGGCCCAATTAACGCATCCATAAAACTATTGTCTTCCTTGATCATTTGTTTCACTATTTCCTTATACTTTTGTTTTTTAGCTTCATCCATAGATTTATTTTTGGTTAATATATTATAAATACTTTTGACCACACCAGTTTTTACACCTGGATAATTAGTGGTAAAATTTTCAAAATCGTTGTTTGCTAAATCTTGTCTCAATGTGCTAGCACTGATACTTTGTCCGTTTTTGTCATCAGATCTACCTTGATACAATACTGGAGCATCATCAGTCATTTCCACAGACGATACATTTTCTGGTGCTGTTCGGCCGTCCTTTGTTGGTTTAGTTTTATAACGTTGAACAGCAGCAGAAAATATCTTGCTTCGTTTTGCGTCTTCTGGACTCTTTGAACTTGCAGCCAAAGCAATCACTTCATTACTGTCTTTTGGCAAACTAAATACATATCCAAATGCAGCGTTCATTGGACTGTCATCATCTACTGGAACCACTTTGATCTTTGGGTTGGTAGGCAATAGGTTCCAAATGGCCACACTTTGTTGACGGTTAATGCCATCACGTTCACTGGGTCCAACCATCACAATTACTTTGCCTACATCAGCCCTACTGGCAAATTTGTTAGCTAACCCCAAATGTCCAGCATGTGGTGGTTTGAATCCGCCTGGTAGTAGCACCGTTACTTTGTTCATATCAATAAATATATGAAAAGAAAAAAACCCCTCGCTTTTTCAGCGAAGGGTTTAAAGGACATAAATGAACAAGAATTAGTATTGAAGGATACAGTAGTCAGGTTGAATGGTCAAGTTAATTTTCATTGCTTCACCATCATTGCTCCAGTCTAGTGAGTTGAATGATGCTTCAGTGATGAATGCTCCCTTGAGGGTCCATTCTTCAACCTTATCACCAACTGGACCTAGAACGTTGACGGTCAAGTCTTTCTTGTAAAAGTCTTGATAACCATCACGACCAGTTACAGATTCGTGGTGTAGACGAACCCATTCCATTACAGCTTGAGCACCACTTGGAACAACTGGATCATATAGTTCCATTGTGATTGTTCCCCAAATGCTCTTGCCTTTGTAGAAGGTTCTGATGTTGATGTGATCAAGTTCTTTTGCAGCTTGAGTTATCTTTGGACGGTCTGTCTTCTTGATAATAAATGAAGGAATGCCGTCACAATACAAGATAAAACGATTTTGAACCTTTGGCTCAAACGCTGTGTAAAATATTTCCGATGGATTTAGTAGTTCTGCCATAATATTATTCCTTTATGTCCTAGATATAAATATGATTAAGATTAAATATTTATGATTTTTTTTATATTTTGTTGAGCTCTTTGTCTGTGAGTTTTGTTATATTAGTTTTGAGTTTATTAACAAAACCACTACTTCTCAAAAGTTTAAAAACAATATTTTCTATACTAAATTCTCCTCCTGAGCTAAGGCCAGTTTCACGCATATCATACAAACGTTTGACCATAGCTTTGAGTTTTTCAAGATTTTGATCATCTACAGCTTTATTGATCTTTGATACTAAATCTTTATATTTTGTTTTTACAGTTTCTGTGTCAATTTGTGGAGCTTCATATTTTGGTTTTTTTATCCATTTATTGTTTAATACACTGTAGGATGCTTGACTTCTGGTTTCATGTCCAACATCTTGAATGTAAACTTCTACTGGATGGTTGTTTATTTTTATATCATGTTTGTCATTCCATTGACTTTTATATCCATCTACCAGTTTTTGAACCAGATCTTTATTTTCGTCAATTTTTGAAAAATCAATTGCTATATGTAAATCTATATCGCTAGTTGGTGTCCAGTTATAACCGGCGGTGCTTCCAAGGAACAATATGTCTTCAATTGGAGCAGTAAGATCTGTGCTTTTGTAGAATGTTGTAGCAATATTTAACAAACGATCCAATACGTCTGGTTTAATGGCGTCGCCGTCCCATATGTCAGGGCAAAGTATACTGTTGTAAATTCTAAATGATTGTTTTACCCCAAGTAATTCCTTTAACTTGTTGATGGTATCTGTTGCGTCGGTATGTAATATTCCAATACCACCAGCATTTACAAATTCCTCAATATTGTCTTTTCGGTCATCAATTAATATTGCGTTTGGACTTGCAAATTTAGCCTTATCTTCTCTGTGTGGAACCAGATTCTGTTTAAATGTAACGTTGTGATCTGTTAACCATTTTTCTTTGCCTTGTTTACACTCTGGATCCGTTGCATGACTTAATATTTCAGTGGGAAACTCTTTGATAAAATTATAGAGTATTTTACCATCACTCATCCACGGCATTGTAGCATAAAAATTTGGACTATGACTTTTTACTAAATTATAACGTTGTTCTTTGCCATATTCAGCTTCATATGTTTCAACTGGAACACCGAATGTTTTTTCAAACTGTTTTTCCCAGTCCGTTAAAACGCCGTCCATGTCAACGTAAATTTTGTATTTTGATTCTACCATTTATAATAAATATTCTACTTTTTAAGAAATAAACGGTATATTACTCTTCCAAGTTCAGCGCTAAACTTTCTGACTTTATACTCTGGTAAATCCCAAAAGAAAGCATGTGTAACCTCTTCGATTAATACATTTAACTTTCTACGAGATAGTAAATGATCACCAATTTCAATACGTGAGTTTTTTAAATTGGGATTATAACAATATCCATCAGCGGTCGTCAAAGACTTAAAATGTATCGGAATAACTTGTTTTAAGTAAGTTTCTATGCTGAGCTGCTTACTTTTATCTAATTTTAAGCTGCTGCGCTTGATAGTGCTGCGCTTTTTGCGCTTATTTAATTTTGCATTCATAATTTATAAGCATATAAACAGCAAGGCTTGCTGCGCTTATACTTTATATATTCAGAATGTCAACAAATTTTAAACTTATACCAACAGAAATATCCAATTTTATTTTATCAGATTGATATATTTTGCTGAATAAATCTAAAAAGTCCTCTTCAATTAAAGGCTTTTCTGGCGGCTCAATAAGCGAGTCGTAGTATACAGAATCATCATACGGCTCAAATCTAACTTTCACATAATATAAATATGTGAATTATTTAGCAGCAGGCTTAAAAGTTCCGTCTTTTATATTAAGAGTTCCATCGCCATATTTTTGACTCAAGTCTTGAAGAATCTGTTGTTCTTCTTTTTGAATTTCAGACCACGATTCAAAAATCTTTTTACGAATTTCTTCAACATCTTGCAACTGTTGAGTCAAATCGACTTTGGCAAGTTCATTTTGACCAAGTTCAAATATTTTTTGTTGATATTTGCCTTGAAGTTGCGCAATTTGTTGCATTTCTGCATCTGTAAATTTTATAACATTATCACTCATATACAATATATACTGTCGATCCAACTATTGCCTTTTTTATATTGTTTTATCAATTATAGTTTGTAGCTTATCGACATCTTTACGTTCAGCATTAATCATATAATAAAAATCATATGATTCTTTATTAAATAACTTTTTAAACAATCCAACTTTGCGATCAACATTGATGTATACTTTGTTGTCTTTAATTTTTTCAACATAATACACATCAGGTCTACCAATTGGAGTAATGTGAATAGAAATAGAATTTTCATCAACCAACCATGGCCAATAATCTGGCAAATCTATACAAAGACTATTTGATCTACCACGAACAAATACACCGTGTTCTGGACCTTCCAACGAAGCATGAACCAATCGTTTGGTCTCGTCTTTTTGGTGATCAATTACGAATGATTTTGTAGTAGCGGCAAACGACCCATTAACCTCTAAATTAAATTGTGGATCATCCTTGTTTATACCAACTCTACTACCCGTTACATATAAAACATTTGTTCCGTCTACTTTACTTACAACCCTAAATGGAGCTGATGAACCACTTGCAATAATTTGACGTTCAACGAGGATGTCACGTCCTACTGTTATATCATTCTCAGCAACAACATTGTTATTAGCATGAATATCAAGAGAAGTAAGCAAATCACTTACTACGACAGTTCCAGCCATTAAATTGCCAACATCAGCATTACTAGCACTTAAACTACCACTCAGAACCAATCCAGAACTTTTATCTTCCCACACTCCGTCAACAGCATTGTAAACCAAAAATGCACCGTTTGATGGAGAAGCACTACTACTAATGTTGCTAATTTCATCAATTGTGACTGGTTGTTTAAGATCAACAAATATACCACCATCAAATGTATCAACAACGGTTATATATCCAATTTTAACAACATCTCTAGGAGCAGATGGTTTGATATTTGTAAATGAACCAGAAACAGATGGACTTAAATATAAAACATCACCAGCACTAAAACCTGTGTTGGTATTAAGACCTTCAAGATACCCAGTTATTAATATATTACCAACAGATCCATTGAGTATAGAAACATCAGATACAACACCTAAAACATCACTGGTAACAGTTGAACCCGGCGTATGTATCTTTGATACAGCAAGATCTACTACCAATTCTCCAGACAAGTTACTTCCAATTACTTGAACTACTTGACCCCTCAACAAACTAAATCCAGCACCATTTTGAACCTTAACTAATGAAGGATTTGGACCATCACTGCCATTTAAAGCGTAAGAAGCAGTAAGTGAAGTAAGAGCATAACTACTTGTCCCCAATAATGAACCAGTAAATGATCCACTAATACGGTCAGTTACAAACAAACTACCTGTTATAACCGCGCTACCACTGAAGGGAAACCCCGAACCGCCAGTGCCACCATTAGAAGCATAAGAAGCACTTAATGCATATGATGCGGATGTAATAACTAAAGATGATGAAGGAATTACAACTGGTAATTTATTCTCGTCAAAAGCTAACAAAGAAGCGGTCTGTGGACGAATAATTTGTTCAACAAATGAACTACCACTTCTTCTACTTAATAATAAATCCTTTTCGAGAAAAATCATACTTTAGTCTATTATAAATATGGACAATGATCAATATATTCAATTAAAATGTTTCATCGACCATTGCTATTGGCACTCTTCTCCATTCTTTGTTTGAATATATGTAAAAATAGTTACCATCGTAGCTCATCCATCCATCTTCACCATAGTCAGTAGATTTGTATGGAACTTGATAATAATACTTCTCTGGAAACCTTTGAAATACTCTAAAAGCAGTGTTAATTGGTCGAGTTTGGGTGGTATATACAGGGTCACCATTACAGTCATATCCACTAATATATGCACCTGAATTTGGGTCAAAATCAAATGATGCTATAGCTCTACGTGTCCAACCAAGTGGTGATCTGTATACATAAAAATAATCACTATCATATGACAACCATCCATTTTGACCATAATCGGATGTAGAAGTTGGCGTAGGATGAAATAATGTTTTTTCAACTTTATTTTTTGCAGTAACCCCAAGATCATTCGGTATAGTTTTTTGTTCAGATACGTATTTGACACCAATATTTTTTAAATAAGCATATGGATTTGTTGATTTTGAAGCAGACTCAACATCAAACATCTCAACCGCATTAACAACTTTATCATCAACAACAACTTTTCTGACAGTAAATGATTTTTGAGTTGTTGATTTAACACCATCAATTGTTTTTGGTAGAAGATAAGCATTTACCACCAGATTAAAAGTAGTTTTTACATTTCGATCTTCACCGCTGCCTAATTCAACCGTATTAGTATAATCGTCTACTTTTGTTCTAAATCTGAAATCACCCACACCCCAATAATCGTGTGTAGAAAAATTAATTTTTTCCAATAATTTATTATTTTGATCAACATAGTCTGTCCACAAAATACATTCATATGTTATGGTGACGTGATCAGGTAAGGTTACATTGTAAATTTGTTTGGTTGGTTTGTTTTTAAATGGATTATTTGAGTTAAGTATATTAAATTTATCATACTTATTTTTTTGATCAAACTGGGCAACTACTTGATATGACAAATATCTATTTAAAGTCATTAAATCTTTATTGTTACTAACTGTTGCTCGTTTGATCAAAATAGCAGGCAACAATATCTTACCTTGATTGTCACGTAAATACCCATCACGTTTCACCGCTTTCCAACGTTCTGGGCTAGCATAAAGAACAGGAACAGTAACCAAAGAACCGTTATCCATCACAGATAACTGTATTCTTTGAGTCATATGATTTATTATTGTAGTATCAACATCAATTAACGTGACTGAAAAATTCTCAGTCTTGTCCATATCACGTCTAATTGCATTTTCTTTATGATATGGGCCCACCAATGGAATAGGAGTTTGTTGGTCTGTAACAAATCCAGTGTCCTCGTTTTGAACAAAAGGCTTGATAACGTCAGACAGATTTGAATTGTTCTGTTTGACGTTTGGAGCAGGGTTAATACCAAGTCCATCTTGACTTTTACCAGTTGGATTGCCTTTCCATGCCATAAATTATGTCTGCCTTTCTACAACATTAAGCTTACTTAATCTGCTGTAATGAGTATTACAGATAAAGCTCCAAGACTTGTCTGGATGACCACCTAAAAATTGTTCTTGAACCACATTATCAATTTCGTAAAAACGTTCATTGTATAACAAAATATCCCCAATTTCTGGGAAAAATCCAGTAATAATACAGTCACGTTCACGAAACTTATAGACTACAGACTGATTACGATCTGGACCAAATCCTTGATTATCATCACCCGTAATATCTTCACGTTGAATCAACGCGGTCATGT